TACAGATGCAGCAAATACTGCTGATCCAGCTGTTCCAGTATTCTATTTCGGTGATTTTTCATCTTTCCATATTCAAGATGTTATTGGGGCAATGGAGTTGCAGAAATTAATCGAGAAATATAGCGGAACAAATAAAATCGGTTTCCAAATCTACAACTTGTTAGATGGTCAATTAATCTATTCTCCATTAGAGCCTACTGCATACCGTTATGAAGTCGGAGAAGTTGCACCAACCCAAGGTTAATTTCTTATGGATGATGAATTAATCGTAAAACTAAAGAATCATATTCATTGGGATGAGGGCATGGATGAATCTATGCTCTCTTTTTATTTGGAACAAGCTAAAAATTATGTAAAAAATGCGACTGGTAAACAAACCGAGTATTTAATTATCATGGTGGCCGGCATTTTTTATGAGTACAGGGTGGCTGAAAAGGAATTAGCTGATGCTCTGGACGCACTAACTCCATTCTTTGTTCAGGAGGTTTTTGCTGATGCCGAAGAGGCTGATTAATCAGAGCAAACGTAAGATTATCATACAAAAGTTAATATCAGTAGAAGATGAACTTGGACAAGAATTAGAAGCTGAATGGCAAGATTTTAAGGTGCTGTGGGCTACGATTAAAACCATGCAGGGTAGAGAGTACTTTGCGGCTGCTACTGCACAAGCAGAGAATACGTATCGTTTTATCATCAGATACACAACAGGAATTACAAATGATATGCGTATTATTTATAAAGGTCGTGTGTTCGATATCATGGAGCCTCCAATAAATGATGATGAGTTAAATAAAACATTAACCATTATAGCCAAGGAAAAGGTGTAATTGTATGGTGAGCATCAATCAACTAAATAATGAAATCATGCGACAATTAAACATCTATACACATGATGTTAAAGGGAAAATAAGAGCTTCTCAAGAGGACCTTGGAAAAGAAGCTGTAAAAGAACTAAAAAGTAACAGTCCGAAGGTTACGGGAGATTATCGTAAGGGTTGGCGTTTGAAAAAAGAAAAGGATAAGGTGACTGTCTACAATAAAACAAATTATCAATTGACCCACTTACTTGAAAAGGGACATGCAAATAGGGGTGGTGGTAGGACTCCTCCACAAGTCCACATTGCTCCTGTTGAAGAAAGAGTAGTTGCAGAGTTTATTGAACGTGTGGAAAGTGATATTCAATCATGAATCTTATTGAATTGAAAAATATACTCGAAGCCACAGGTTATCCAGTGGCTTATTCTCATTTTAAAGACAGTCCTCCAAGTATTCCTTATATTTGTTACCGAACACAAGGAACAGAAAACTTTTATGCAGATAACAAGATATATCAGGAAGCAGTTCCAGTGGATATTGAATTATATACCGAAAAGAAGGATCTAACTGCTGAGAGTAAATTGAAAGCGGCTTTGCAAGACAATGAGATTAATTATGAGATGGTACCTGAAGTTTTTATAGATTCAGAGAAACTATTTTTGAATACATTTGAAGTGGAGTTGAGATAGTATGTCGGAAAATAAAGTAACTTTTGGTTTGAAGAATGTTCATTATGCGAACTATGAAATTTTGGAAAGTACTATTGTTTTTGATAAGCCGAAACCTATTCCAGGTGCTGTAGAAATGACGAATGAACCAAGAGGAGACATGGTGGAGTTTTATGCGGATGATATGCTTTATTATTCTGCACCTAATAACCAAGGGTATGAAGGTAATTTGAACATCGCTAATATTCCAGAAGATTTCGCTGTGGACTGCTTAGGTGAGGTTTTAGACGAAACGGATGGTGTGTTAACAGAATATGCCGATGCAAAACCGAAGCCGTTTGCACTGCTATTTGAGTTTGATGGTGATGTTAAAGCTACTCGCCATGTCATGTATAATTGCACGGCTAACAGGCCAAATGTAAACTCAACAACGAAAACAGATTCTGTTGAGCCAAACGCAAATGAATTATCGTATATTGCAAGCCCTATCCAAATGAACAAACGACCTATCGTAAAAACAAAATCTACAGATAAAACAACGGATGCAATTTACAACGGCTGGTATGACAATGTTTATGTAAAAGGACAAACAGCATTTCCAGAATGATGAGGTGTATAGATGGAAAAGACAATAACAATTGATGGTAAGGAAGTCCGTTTCAAGAGTAACGGGGCAACACCTATCAAATACCAAATGCAGTTTAGAAAAAATTACTTTGCGGAAATTTTAAAGCTTAATAAACTAGGGAAATTAAAGAATATTGATGAAATGGAAGATGACGTTATCGATGCGTTGGATTTTACCGTGTTCTATAATATCGCGTGGACTTTTGCTAAAACGTCAGATGCCAGTATTCCAGAACCAGAAAAATGGCTAGAATCATTTGATGAATTCCCGATATTAGATTTCATTACTGAATTGCAGGAAATGATTATGGCGAACATACAATCATCAAAAAAAAAATAGATGAACAAGGAAAAGAGTCAGGCGAAGGTGAGGGTGAGGGTGAAGGTATTTCAACTGAAACTTACCTGGCTCTTTGTTATAAGTGCAAGTTGACTCGAATGGATCTTGAGGAAATGACAATAGGAATGTGTCTTGATTATATAGAGGAATACATCGAAATGAGTAATCCGAAAAGCAAGAAGAAAGCTAAGCCAAGGAAGGCAAAACAAACGGACTTTGACAGCTTCTAAAGTGAGGTGAGAACATGGCAAGCCGAATAAAAGGAATTACGATAGAACTTGGAGCAGATACCACCAGCCTTGAAGGTGCTTTATCTGATGTGAATAAGAAATCGAAGCAACTCCAAAGTGAATTGAAAGATGTAGAAAAACTTCTCAAATTCGACCCTAATAACGTTGAGTTATTGGCACAACGGCAGCAACTTTTAACAGACTCTGTAGAAAACACTCGGAAAAAGTTAAATCAACTAAAACAAGCAGAAGCCCAAGTGCAACAACAATTCGAACGTGGGGATATTAAAGAAGAACAATATCGTGCGTTCCAAAGGGAAGTACAAGATACTGAACGTACACTACAAAGGTTTCAAGACTCTTTGGATGGTTTGCAAAGAGAGCAAGAAAAGGTTGGAGAAGGTACTCGTAGATTATCAACCTTGTTTGAAGCCACAGGAACTTCTGTAGAGGATTTTTCAAACGTAATAGGGCAAAGATTAGTTAGAGCCATTCAAAATGGCACAGCAACTAGTAGAGATTTGGAGAACGCCATTCAGAGAATAGGAAGAGACGCACTTGGTGCTAATGTAGATATTGAAAGGTTATCCTCCACATTAAGAAGTGTGGATAGCGGAAACTCCATTCAACAAGTCCGAAGAGAATTACAACGCTTAGAGGACCAAGCAGAAGAAAGTGTAAATGCATTAGAGGAACTGGATTACGGTATTGAAAACGTAGCAGGTGCTTTAGTTGCTGGTGGGGGAATAACTGGAGCAATTGAAAAAGCACTTGAGACCACGGATTTAGAAGCGAAAATTAACATTTTGTTTGATATTCCGGAGGAGTCTAAACAGGCTGTTACTGATGCAATACGAACTGTGGAATCTTACGGTGTTGATACAGAAGCATCCATTGAAGGTGTTAGAAGACAATGGGCTCTTAATAAAGACGCTACAGATCAAGCCAATAATTCTGTTGCAAAAATGGCTGCTACAATAGCAGGTGTTAATACTCAAGTTGATTTTAATGAATTAATTCAAGAAGGTAACGAAATTGCAGCCACTTTAGGTATTACCAATGGAGAGGCAATGGGATTAGTTAATTCCTTATTAAAGACAGGGTTTCCTCCTGAACAATTAGACATTATTGCCGAATATGGGGACCAAATGATACGTGCGGGTTTCTCAGCAAAAGAAGTTCAGCAGATTATGGCAGCAGGAGTAGATACGAAATCTTGGAATATCGATAACCTTTTAGATGGAATTAAAGAGGGTCGTATTCAAATGGCTGACTTTGGTTCAGGTACTGATAAAGCAACTAGAGAAATTATTGATTCCGCTGGGCTGGCCATAGAACAATTTGAAGCTTGGGGAGAAGCAATTGCTAATGGTGGAGAAAAAGGGCAAGTTGCAATGTTAGAAGCGACAAAGGCTTTAGCAGGAGTGAAAAACGAAACTGATAGAAACCAGTTAGGTACTAAAATGTTCGGTACGATGTGGGAAGACCAAGGTACCAAAATCATTGATACCATTTTAAAAGCAGAAAAGAAACAAGTGGATTTAAGGGAAGGTGTACAAGACCTTAAAAAAGACATGTCCCAATGGGAAGACAATCCTACTGTAAAATTACAAATGGCATTTGCAGAATTAACAAAAGCCTTGAAACCCTTGCTTGAATTGATAGCATCTATAGTTGCTGCATTTGCTGATTGGGTATCTGCAAACCCTGTTTTAGCAGCTGCTATAACAGCGGTAGCAACAGCAATCGGAATTTTATTTGGATTAGTACTGGCATTAGCTCCTATATTTACTGCTTTAGCTACAACTGCGGCAGCTGCAGGAGTAACAATAGGAGCTTTATTGTCTCCATTCTTAGCAATTGTAGGGATAATAATAGGAGTGATAGCACTCATAGCAGCTTTAATAGCTGTCTTTGTAAATTTATATAAGAACAATGAAGACTTCCGAAACAAAGTCCAAGAAATCTGGACAGCGATAAAGGAAGCCTTTTTTATTGCCTTGGATTATATAAAAAACCTTGTTACAACTATCATGACTGAGGTCTCTGCTTTTTTCGGAGAAGTCTTGGCAAGGATAAAGACTTTTTGGGATGAAAATGGACAACAGATTATGGCGATTGTAAATATGTTTATGAATAATACAAAAGCTGTCATAGAAGGGGTAATGGGAGTAATTAAAGGTCTCTTTGAAGTAATATGGCCGTTGATTGTAGCTACAGTAAGATATGCTTGGGAAACAATACAGCTTGTGGTTAAAACGGCCATCGATTTAGTACTTGGCTTTATTCAAACAATGCTCAAATTACTACGTGGTGACTGGGAAGGTGCATGGGAATCCATAAAACAAACTGTGGAAAACATTTGGGGCAACATCACATCTTTCCTTGAAGGGATTGACCTTGCTGGGACAGGTAAACAAATCATGCAGGGTTTAATTGATGGTATTGCCTCAATGGGAAATGCAATCTGGGACAGTGTAACATCAATCGGAAGTAGTATTAAAGATGCTTTCGTAAGCTTCTTTGACATCCATAGTCCTTCTAGGTTAATGCGTGATGAAATAGGTAAGTATATCGGTGCTGGCCTTGCAGTTGGTATGGAACAATCAACTGCTCGAATAGCTAGAGCTTCAGACAATATGAAGGAGGCTGCTTATCCTAATTTATCTAAGTCGGGATCTACTTCATCTAGCACTAATACTTATAACTTTGACGGTTTGTTAAAAGGGGCTGTCTTCCATGTTAGAGAAGAAGCAGATATTGATAAAATAGCTACAAAACTGAGAGATCGTACAGTATCAGTTGCAAGAAAAGGAGGGGTGGTTTTTGGCAACTAAACTAGGTAACTATACATTTGCAGACTTTGGATTAATCGAAGAGTTTGGACATGTTCATCCCTCCACACCAGAATTTGAAGAGCAAACATTAGCTCTTCCTGGCAGAAGAGGATTGCTAAGTTTTGGTTCAAAAATAGGAGCAAAACAATTCAGTTTACCTGTAAAAGTTTTTGTCCGCGATAGGTACGAAAGGCAGCGAAGAAAGAATCAATTCGTTGCCTTTTTATTTGATGGTTATGGCCAACCCAAGGAATTTAAGTTGTCCTTTGATTATGAACAGGATAAATATTATTTAGTTAAAGTAAGCGGTCAGTTCACACCAGAAATGCTATTTCAAATGGACCAATTTGATTTACCTTTAATAGCTCATGATCCTACAAAATATTTCTTAGTCAACTCAGATGAAATTAGGATGAATAGCCAAATTCCTATACGCTCACATGTAAGGCCTGCCAGGCATTCATTTGCTGTTTCAAGCAATCAAACCATCCAACTTGTTAATGATGGAAGCTTAGCTTTACGGCCAAGAATAACCATTTCAGGTACAGCAAGCAGCATAACCATT